GCCACGGAAGCAGATCCTTGAAACCACGGTTCAGTGACTGAAGGAATGGGAACGACATCTTGAACTTGTCGTAATTATGTTGAGTGTAAGAAGTAGCGCGACCATAAGGAATGCGCGGATAACGGTCAAACCAACCAGCGATACCAGAGTGAACTGGGTTAGCATAAGTTGTATCTGAGATATAGGTCTGTAGAACCTCATCAGCTTGACGAGAGATTTCCTGATTGTCAGTTTCCTTGAGGATCGCCCTCAACCACTTGTCATAATCAAACTTCTGCTTCTCGAGTTCAGAAGCCAACCAAACAAGACCACGTGTAGTCTGCACATCAGTATACTTTTCTTTGATGTTCTGCAGATCTGCCTTAATGTCCCCAAACAGATGCGAATTCTTCAGGTCGATTAGATACTTGAGAGTCTGATACTGAACCTCAGACAACCAGTCGCGACCCAGACACTTGTCGCCTTTGGGTCCAGCCGCTAGTCCACGATTTTGCGATAGAGTTGCCGCATCACGCAGTCCAGCATAAGCCTGCTCTTGTTCTTCCTTGGAGAAGAAGTTCTTACGAAACTTGAAAGCAATCTTCAGTTCGTTTTGACCAGACTCGCAATTGTTACAGTCTTTGTTGCAGTCATTGGCCAATGCTACGCACTCAGCTGGCATGTAGCAATCCGTATCTTCTTCTACAAGAAGATCGTAATGAGTTTCATCTACGAATTGGCCTAGCAGCTTCTCGCAGTCTAGCTTTGTTTTTGCTACGATTACATTTACCATTGATCTTCCTCCGTGCACATTATGTGATTATATAGGATTTTTTCTAAATGCACAAATGAAAATGGGCTGCAGAACGCAGCCCATTTAATCCTATCTCAGGACGAGATTAGGCAGCAAGAGCTTCTGCGTACAGAGCCTTGCGAGCGCGAGCCTTATGACCCGACTTGATGTAACCCGCGAACGCCTTCGACGGCGAGCCGATGCGGTACGCGAAAGTCTCTTCACCACGCGAGGTCACCACGCGATTGGTGTAGACGGGGATGCCGTCATTGCGCAGACGATACGCGAGATCAGAGACATTGCTGACCTTGAACATGGTACGAGCCTGGCGGGTCGTGACCGTATTGCCCTTGGACAGATAATTAAAGAACGACTGAATAGCAGACATACATTCACCTCACATTCCGCATTTCACAAAGGACGCATCGTAGTTGCGGAATTCCTACGATGCAATCATTATACCTGACTGGCGTCAGGATGTCAAATTAATTTGAGACCCCATAAGGACCCATGGCCTCTGCCGTTTCACGAGTCGTGGCAGGATCAACTGTAGGCTTGCTGGCGTCAGCATCCAGCTTCGTATACAGGTCGAGCATCGGAATCTTGGACTCGGCATCGAACCGATTCAGGCACATCTCGATCGCCTTCAGGCGATTGCCGAAGATGCTGTATGCCTTGGCGATATGAACCAGACGACGCGTCGAGATGACGTCAGAGATACCACCGTCGTCGAACGTCTTGCGAATCGTCTCGGCCCAGGTAATCAGCAACTCGATGAACGGAGCATCGTTGATGCCGAGTACAGCAAAGTTCTTCTCGAGAATCTTGCGCTCGGTAGCAGTCGGCGGATATTCCTGTTCGACCGTGATAGCGAAACGCTCGAGGAAAGCCTCGTTGAGGACGTTCGTACCGATGAAGCGACCATCCTCGGAACCGCGACCCTTGGTGTTCGCAGTGGCAATGATGTTGAAACCAGGAGCAGGATTAACAACCTCGCCAGTCTTCTTGTCAAAGTATGGCTTGCCCTCGAGAATAGGCTGCAAGCACAGCATATCTTCCGTACCGAGGTCAGTCTCGTCAAGCAGCAGAACTGCGCCACGACGCATCGCCGTGATCACTGGCCCCTCGCGACGCACAGTGTTACCGTCAATCAGTTCGTACGAACCGATAAGGTCGGTTTCGTCGGTGCGCTTCGTGATGTTGACGCGAATCAACTCGCGATTCAGCTGGGCGCAAACCTGCTCGATCATGAAGGTCTTACCGTTACCAGAAAGACCAGTGATGTATACGGGGTAGAAGATTGCGCTCTTGATGATCGACTTCAGATCGTTGAAGAAGCCGAACGCAACATACGTGCCGTTCTTCTCGGGAACGAAAGACTCGGTGACGTTGACCGCACGCTTGGACGCGAGGCTAACAACCTGAGCGGCCATCGCGGGAGCAGCCACAGGCTGAGCCTGCTGCTTCTTGATAGTAGCCTTCGGTGCTACTGGAGTGGCCGAATGAGTGAGCGAGAATACACCTCGGCCGATCTTGCGTTCGCGCAAGATGAAATAGGGGAAGTCAACGTCAGTTTCGTTGACGTACTCGTTCAGCTGCTTGAGCGTGATGGTATCGCCGTACTGCTGGCTGATTGCCGTGAGCAACTGATTCCTGGAAGCTTCGTCGTTGTAAAAGGACTTGCGCATAATATATTTCCTCAGTTCACTTATATCGTAGAGCCATTATACTGTTTTGGTGTTAAAACGCAATCAGTATATTCATAATAAAATCAATAACTTGCACATGCTTCGTTTCAGGCCGAGATTTCCTCGGCGAAACGCGAGATCAGGACTCGACTAGACTTCTTGCTACCGAGCGCAGACTTGAACGCCTTCGCCATCTGCGAGCGAGTCATACCGTTGTTGACATTAAGGGTCTTCTCCTGGATCTCGCCTTCCTGTACAGGCGTCACAAAGTATCGGGAGTAACCAGCATGCGGGATAGCGAAGAAGTTATGATCACGCAGAGTCTTGCGCATCTCAGTCACAAGCTTGTGGTTGTTATTGTTAGCCTTGATGAAGCTGCGGACATCGTACTGGTTGGCCAGGTAGAAACCGATATGCTTACATCCAGTTGAAGCAGCAACAAGCTGAGTCAGAGCAGACTGGATATGGTTACGATCGTTGACGCGCACCTTCTTCTTGGTCTTCTTGTCGACCAGATAGGCAACCACACCCTTCGGGATACCGTACCACGGCATGTCCTGGCCGTTCGATGGCTTCGGGAAATTGACATTGGTGGAGCCATCGCCGTCAGTCAGATACACGACGTTGGTGATATCGCGACCGTGGCGCTGATTGAACTGGTCGATAATCTCGCGAGAAGCAACGAGCGTCTCGAGGAACGGAGTACCGTCGAGAGCCAGCCCAGCAGCCTGCCAGTTGCGGAACTCGTATTTGTTGTACTCGGCGGCAAGCACAGCCAGCATGTTGTACGCTCGCTTATGCGCCAGAGGATTCAGATCTGACCCGATCAGATGCAGAAGATGGAAGTTTTCTGACGTCAACTGAAAGTCAGTCTTGTTGTTGGTGATAAACTTCTCGCCACCAATCAAGCCACAGTTATACAGCGTTTCGCTGCAGTCGTTGGAGAACCCATACACATCATACGGGATGTTCGCAAGACGGCAGAACGAAGTCAGCACCAGCAGCTGCTCGATGGTGTTACCGAACACTCGGTGCATCGAACCAGACATATCGACGAACAGCACCATGCCGTGGGACTTGCCCTTACCGACAACGGAGATCTTCTTGAAGAGATCGTTGCTGAACTTGTAGTTCGACAGCTTGTTCATATCCAACTCGCCAGTCTTGGCCTGAGTGGTGCGAGCATACTGCGAAGCCTGCTTGCGACGCTCAAACTCAAGATGCATATGGGTGATGAACTTCTTGTTGTTCTTGAGGAACTTGGCAACAGACTTGCTGACGATCTGTTCGAACGTGACGTTGTGACGTGCGTAGACAGTACCACCGCGATCGGGGCGCAGTTCAAGACGAATATACTTCTCAAAGTCGTCGACGACAGTCTTGTTCGGCTTGATGATCTTGCTGAGATCAGCGATAGGCATCTCGGCGATTACGACAACGCCAGTCTCGTTGACGAGTTCACGTTCCTTGGCGCGGAACACGTGGTCGGTGATCGACTCAATTTCCTCGCTATCGTCCTGGCTCCCATCACCACCGCCAGTGGTATCAGACTGCTCGTCCTGGTTTTCCAGTTCGCCGTCATCATCGGAATCATCAGGCGAAAAGTCGTCAGCGTCATAGTCTTCGGACTCTTCCTCGTCGTCGGAATCCTCGAACTCAAGATTATCTTGTTCCTGCTGTTCGCGATTCTTCTCGCCGATGTAGTCTTCGATATCTTGGATATTGTTCAGCTTGTCAGCTTCGTTGGCAGCGACATAAGCATAGACGTCACGAGCCAGCTGTTCGACTTCCTGCCAGGTCTCGGCGGTATTGACTCGCTGAACGAACTCGCGCTCGGTGTCGGTGAAAGACACAGCGACATGCGGGGAAAGCTTGAACCGAATATTGATTCGGTCGATCAGGTTGAGCTTGTTCAGGTCGTCAAGCTTGTTGATACCGAAGAAGTCCTGGTCAACAAGACGCTTGTAGGCTGAGGCGAACGAACGAGCCAGTCCAGGATAACGCTGCTTGATCTTGCGTTCGATACGAGCGTCTTCGATGACGTTGAGGAACGTCTTGAACTTCTTGTATTCCTTGTTGGCCTGAATGGCGTCATGCCAACCCTGCTCTGGCGTCTCGAGAGCATGACCGACCTCGTGACCCATGAGCAGGTCATACAGGTCGCCGTCCATGTCCTTCCAGATCGGGCATACGAGACGTCGGTTCTGCAGGTCGAAGTATGCAGTCGAGACCTTCTCGTGAGCTACAGTGATGTTCTCGCCTGCGAGTAGACGGGCCAGGGCGGACTTATTTTCTGCTAGAGTCATGTCGTTACCTCTCATTACGAAAGCCAGTATACAGCATTCATCGTAAAAAGGCAAACACAAAAACTCTAATTAAATCAATAACTTACGCAGCCCCCGCCAGGCGACTCATTTTCTTGACGTTTTTCTTCGCTTTTCGCTTCGCCTGATCCAACTTTATTGGGCTGACTAGTTTGGTATAACAAACACCATCAAGATGATCGAGTTCATGTTGAATGACTGTAGCAGTCAATCCATCAAACTCTTGTTCCAACACCTCACCACTAACTGCATTGAACTTGACCTTAATGTGTGCTGGGCGGCCAATATCTAGATACAAACCTGGGAACGAAAGACAACCTTCTTTGAAGGAACTCTTGTCTTCACTCTTCCATGTAATCTTTGGATTGATCATCATCCATATCTTATCGCCCATGTTAATGGCGCAGATCCTATAAGGCAACCCAATCTGATTAGCTGAGAGTCCAAGTCCACCTAAATCGTTCAGAGTTTCCGCGATAGAAATTGCCATATATGTGATTTTTGATGTGCTGATTTCTTCTTGGGGAACTTCTTGAGTTGGTTTGTATAGAATAGGATCATAACAATCTACAAGATTATGAATCTCATACTCAATCATGTTACCATTAACAAACTTAATTTTCTTGCTCATACTATCCTCGAGAAGTTTTGTCTCTTTTCAAATCGCAGCGAGTGCGAGAACTTATCATGTAGCTGATCCTTATGTGTGATCACAAACACGTTTGTATTCTCTGGCAAAGTATATAGGATCTGTAACAAACTATCAGTACCCTTGTTGTCCAGTGATGAGTCAAACGTCTCGTCTAGAATCAGAAGGTTTGTATTGACGCTGTTCTTCATACGAGCAACTGCGCGCCATGTGAGCAACAACGACAAGTCGATCTTCTGCTTCTCACCTTCTGAGAATGACTCATAGCTGAAGTCATCACGATGACGAGACTTGATCGTTTCCTTGAACTCTTCATCAATGTTAAAGTTGACAAAGAAGTCCATGCTAGCCAGATACTTGTTTACCATTTTATTAATAATCGGCAGGTACTGCTTTACGATCTTGGCCTTGATACCGCCATCCTTTAACAATACCGAAGCAATGTCATAGTACTGCTTCTCCTCAGATGCAGACTTACGCTGAGCGACAATCGTCGTCAGTTCTTCAACCAGCTTCTCAGACTGTTCTTTAGTATTGGTGCTGATAGCCTTGGTATTGCCTAGAGTTTCAATCTCATCCTCAAGAACTCTAACATACTTCTTGGTGTGTGATATGCTGACTCTAGTAGTGCTAACATTAGCCTCAACGCTAGAGATGGCTTCTTCAATGGCTCTATAGTTAGAGATTCTCTGTAGAATGGCATTCTTTTGTTCCTTGAGCTTTTCTAGACCATAGTTATACTCATCCATGGTCTTATTACACTCACTGAGCATTGTAGTCTTGTATGTCGGTGAGATATTCTGCTTACAGGTTGGGCAGTTATCGTTATCGTTGTAGAAGCGAATCTCTTTCTCTAGCTTGCTCTTGTTAGTGTCAATCTTGACCTCATAGGCCAGAAGCTTTTGCTTCTTTTCCTGCGCGTCCTCTGATCCATCTAGTTTGGCAACTAGGGCAACGAGTTCAGCTTCTAGGCTCTGCTTGTTGTTCTCAAGTTCAGTTAGACTGTTCTGATGCTCAAGAATCTGAGCTTGCTTCTTTTCTATGGCCTCTTGATTGTTGCGCTTCATCTCATCTATGTGAGACTTGTGTAAATCAATCTTTTCCTTCACGGAGTCAAGCTTGATCTTCAACTCACTCATCTGAGTCTTCAGCGAGGAGAGTTTCTCCTTGACTAATAGATTCATGTTAGTGAATATCTGAATGTCTAGCAGGTCTTCAATGACCGCTCTACGATCTGCAGCAGACAGTTGCATGAAGGGCGTAAATGACGCACTACCAAGAATAACAATCTGAGTAAACGACTTGTAGTTCATCTTGATGATTGTTTTCTCCAGCATTTCCTGGTAGTCTTTGCTGGATGCATCTTGGTTCAGTAGTACGCCATCTACATAGATCTCAAACACATTTGGCTTCATACCTCTAGAGAGGATGTAGCGACGATCGCCTATGGTAAACCGCAGTTCCACCATGCAATCTTTGTTGTTGATTGAGTTCATCAACTGTGGCTTGTTGATGTTACGATAAGGCTTGCCGAACAGAGCGAACGTCAAAGCGTCTAGGATCGTAGACTTACCAGCACCATTCTCACCCACAATGAGTGTGGTGGGATTCTTGTTGAGATGTACTATAGTCCAGTTGTTGCCAGTGGACAGGAAGTTCTTCCATTTGATTTGCTCAAAGACGATCATTCGATTGACAACGCCTCAGTGTATAGTTCTTTGATTATACTCTTTAGTTTGTCTTTATTCAAGTCAATCTCCATAGAGTCAACATACTTTTCTAGGATCGTAGTCGTATCATCAGCCTGGTCAATCTGATAGTCTTCAGAGACTGTTTCAGTAAAGTCCTCGACAACGCTTACATCTATTGGCTGCGCCTTGAGCAGCTTATCAATATAAGTCTCGAACAAGAATGGGTTAGTCTTGGCAGACACAACAACCTTGACATACTTATTCTTGTACTGTTCAAACATCTCATCAGGAATAGAGTCGAGGAACATGTTCGTATCGTCATACACTACCTTGCGGAAGATGGTGTGTGGGTTCTCAATGAACTTAATCTCTCTGGTTTCTGTATCGAACACATGAAAGCCGCGAGGATCATCGTAGTCTGACCAGGTCATTTCACCTGGTGTTCCAACATACAGAATATTGCCTTTGCTAGAACGATGATGAAAGTGACCAGACATGACTAGTTCGTAACGAGCTAGCTTCTTTACGTCTAAACCTTCATGGCAAATATTGCCACGATCCATCTCGTAACCTTCAATCTCAAAGTGACCGAAGCAGAACTCGGACTTAGAGTTGTTGATAAAGTCCATGCACTCTTGCAGGTTGTCATCACAGATCCAAGGAATGATATCGAAGCTCAATAGCCCATCAAAGTTTACTGTGACTGGCTTGTTGTATATCTGTATATTGTTATACGCTTCTAGCAGAAGCCCAGAGGAATTTACCTCTAGTGTGTTCTTGTAGAACACATCATGATTACCTAGCAACGTATGCAGTGTAATGCCTAGATCTTCAATAGGGCTGAAGAAGTAATCCTTGGCGAGCTTCAGACTGTTGAAGTTGATGTACTTCCTACGATCAAACAGATCGCCAAGTTGCACAACAACCTCAATGTTGTTCTCAGTCAGATACGGTATGAAGGTTTCAGTATAGAACTTCTTATACAGATCGTGGAAGACTACACTGTCATTCCTCATACCGAAAGTGTGTGTCACCAAGAATTACAATTTTCAAGATGACCCTCCTTTATGGACTAGTCCATTGTTAGTTTTAGAAGCAGGACCATCAGCACCAATTCTAGATGTTGGATCGATCCCATGTAAATAATACTTTTTATACAAGTGCTTGGTGACGCCAGTCGCTTCTTGCAACTCACGCCAGCCATAGTATTCTACTCCATTATAGTCTATAAGTAAAGCGCGACTGCTTAATTTACCAGCCAGCCCATGATTGCCGTTTTTTCTTGCGGTTTCAACCATTGATGAATAATTTTCTTTCCAATATTTCTGCATTCTATTAGATAGAGATTTTTTCCTCTGGGAATTGTTCTCCCATTGTCTATGGGAGCTCTCACTACAAATTGCAGACCATTTTTCTGGATTGATGTGTGCCATGTGGTTTACACTTCTACCATATCTCCATCCTGAAGGAAGTGAGTCTTTTGGATCAATATATGTATCCTCTTCACCATTAGTGATCCAAACCATGCCAGAAACATAATCTGTAGCGCCGATTATAGAATCTTCTGGGACTATATCTAGTTCCTGGTCGCTTATGTGCTGTTGAGTTTGATCAAACTCAACTTCTAAGATTTCGCACATATTTTTGGCGAAATTGTATGTATAAATAGACATGCTGGCACTCCTTTACAGTGTTAGAGCAGGTGGATATCCCCATATCGCGACCTGCACCTCTATTTATACAAATACGTATTTCAGATCTTCATTTATTCCTCGAACAGTTTTTCAAGGTTCAGTTTAGGCTTGGTCTTAACCTTGCGAGCAGTCTCAAAGTTTTCAATAAACTCAGAGATGTTCTCATACATCTCGAACTGTCTGTTGATTCCATCTTCACCTTCAAGTTGATCGAACTCGTCAGTGACGCCAACAATCTCAGTCGACTTGTACTTGACGTACAGTTGCTTCTTCTCGCGTTGAATCCTTCGTAGGAATGCATAATAAACTATTTGCGTGAAGTAAGCAAATGGATTACTGGACTTGGCAGGATCAAAGTTATCTGCATACATCACGCAGTTCTCAATAGCATCTGCGATCATCTCGTCTCTAAACGTATACGAAAGGAAGTTAGGCTTGTGAGAAAGGTTCTCAGCAATCTTCATAAAGCACTCACCCACATACTCAGGCAGGCGAGGTTTCTTCTCACCAGCCTTGGCAGCTTGCTTCACATCCTTCTTGTATGCAACCATTTCAGACAAAAACTTTTCATTATCAATATAATTTCTTCTAGCCATAAGTATTTGACGAACTCCAATAATATCGGTATAATAGACTATGTCGTGTTTGATAAGGGTCAGTGTATAGGCTTTCCCTTCTTCTCCAAGATTGCTTCCGCTAGCGATACTACCTTCGCCGCTGCCTCTGAAGCATCAACCTTTTTCTTTGGTGTCTTACGCTCTTCCACTTCCTCGAACAAGTATACACACATCTCAGTATACTGATCAGCAAACTCGTCCTTAATATCCAGTACATAGAGCACTTCGCTCTTGGGAAGCACTAGCTTCTGTTCCTTGACGATAGTCGGTGGCAAGTATTCCCTGAAGTTGAGCATCTGCCTACCTTCCTCATACATAGATACTACCATCAACAATACTGGCTGATGCATTTCTACTGTATCTTCTGTAGTAGTCATCTCCGCAATAACTTCTTCGTTGTTACGAAGGCGGATGTACTTGATATTCTCTCTAATAGGTGTAGTCATTACAGACTCACGTTCTGAATCTTGACTTTGAACTTTTCTTCTGAATACATTTTCATTCTTTCCTCGTAATGCTTGAGCGTAAAGTTTGTATAGGAGCCATACCGCAGATCATCAGCTATGTCATACAGAAAGGCTTTCTCTTTGTTATCGCCTAGACGAAGACCTCGACCAATAGACTGTAAACTTCTGACTCTACTCTTTGTGGGTGAGGCGAATATAATATTATGTAGGTTTCTAATATTAATACCAGTCGAGAACGTACCGTAGGAAGCAACAATTATCGCATCGTTTTCTTTTTCTGTGATATGACGAACTTGCTCTCGATCTAACACGTCAGTCTCACCACATACGAAGAACACTTTTCTATTATGCCGTATTTTGTCGATAATGTCAAACAAGACCTTACCGTGTTTTTCGACATACGTGTAAAGAATTAGCGTATTGCCAGTCAGCCCTATAGCCAGGTCTCGTATATAGTTATTCCTTGTTTCGTTCGACACAAGGAAGTCAATTTCCTCTTGGTACGAAATACCCTTAACTGTTTTACAGACTTCTTGAGGATACTTTAAGACTAGCGCATTTATTTGGAAGTCAGCAAGATGCTTCTGGTCCATCAGTTCTTTAGTAGATACGATTTTCTTCACTGGACCAAACAAACCTTCTAGCACCAGTTTGTTCACCTTCGTGCCATCTAGCGTACCAGTAGTTCCTATACGATAATCGCAGTTGACCAGTTTCGTCATAATGTCAGTCAGCGACTTGGCTTTGAACGTATGTGCCTCGTCACCAATTACAAAATCAAACTGCGAGAAATACTTTTTCGGCATCTCGTAGATTGACTGCCATGTTGAAATTGTAATCGGCATGTTAGGCTGTTTGTCGAAGCCAGCATAAATCTTTTGAACATACTTGTCTGTGTTGAGGCCATACGACTTAAAGTCTCCAGTCATCTGCTCTACGAGCGATACAGTAGGCACTATGAGTAGTCCACGCTTCTTACCGTTAGCAAGTAGCCATGACATGATCATGTAGATCATGAGCGACTTGCCAGAAGCAGTAGGAGATATTAGAACGCAACGCTGTTTAGATAGAGCGTGCATAAAACCCAGCAGCTGATAGTCTCTGGGTTCAAAGGGAAGCTTGAGTTTAGTGGTAAAGTCTACCTTGGGATCTGCTAGTTTAGAGTCTATCAGATTAGTAGTACAAGGATAATCGTTGAGTCTACAGAATTCTTCAACGTGACGGTACAACCCTGCATAGATCTGATTATTCTTTAGGTTGAACAGTCTTATTTTGCCATCCCAGTATTTGTTACGATACTGGGGAGAGAACTGAGCGCCTGGAACTTCAAACGTAAAGAAGTCTGATAGTTCCTGCGCTATAGATGGTTCGCAATCAACTTTAATGTATGAATTGTTTAGTTGCTCAATGTTGACCATTTATGAATCGTTCCCAAGCCATAAACTCCTTCAGTTGCCAAGTACGATTGTTGAGTTCTTTCATAACATTCAAACAAAAGTTCGCGGCTTCTTCGTGATAGGCTTTCTTTCGTTGTAGATTAGTTATATCTATATCACCGTCAAGGTACGTCGTGATGTCGCTCTTGAGCACAAACGGGAACGGTTCCCAGCCATGCTTCTTGAGTTCTTCGTCATCCATCTTGCCTGTATAGTATGCCCACTTGATCTTCTTGAGCTTTTGCAGTTCAATAGACGCACGCTTCGCCGCTAGATTATGCAGCGTCAGGAACTTGTTGTACTTGTTATGCAGTACTGGGATACGAATAATTTCAGTACCAGGATCAGTCTGGTCGATCTTAGAATCAACTGCCCAAGACTCAATCACGGAATCCAAAGAAGGTGCTTGCATTGCCATAGTATACTCACATCAGTTACACGTTATAGGATTATACCGTATAATTTAACAAAAATCA